AGGGAGTCGGGGCGCCAACGCATGGGCGGCCATTAATGGAGGGTTGGATTGGGCGGAGTCGAGTGGGGGAGGGTCGCCCTGGGCCGGCCGCGCCCCGCCCCCACAAAGGCCGTCAGTGTTTGCGTTGCGGTTTTATTGCGCCGGGGGCCTTGACAGCCGCGGCCGCTTGTGCTAGATTGCGGTTACTGGCTGATCCACAGCCAGATAGGAGACTGAAAATGGCTGACGACGAGAAGAAGAAGCAAGTCGCGAAGCACGTCCTGCTCGATGCCTCTTCGAGTGAGGTAGAGAAGGAAGAGCAGGCAACAGGCATCATGTACACGCTTGTTGCCCTGCCGGCGAGCCCATTCAAGTTCCAATCCGGTATGGCTCCCGGCGAGCGCAACACCATGCTGAACGTGTTCGGGGCGAAGACCCTGGCCACGAACCAGTCCAGCGCGGCGCGTAACAACGCCAAGGGCGAGGCATCGCCGGCCGAACAGTTGACGGCGATCGTGGAGCGCTTCAAGCTGCTCGAGACCGGCATCTGGGTTGATCGGACGCGCGAGGTAGGTGCCCAGGTCGATCTCGACGCCATGGCCACTGCGATCGTCGAGGTGATGCTCGCGGCGGGCAAGGCCACGGAGGAGACCAAGGACGACGTCTATGCGACACGCCGCCAGCGGCTCGAGGAGGATAAGGACTACGTCCGATCGGTTAAGCTGAACCCGGATGTAGCCGCAGCCTATGCCGCCATCAAGGGCAAGGTCGCCGCTTCGGTCGACGATCTCTGAAGCGATCACGTTATTGTGATTGGGGGAGGCCTGCGCAAGCGGGCCTCCTTTTTTTGTGGCAGCCGGCCCAATACGTCCCCCACGGTATGGGGGGCCGCCGCTTTCTTTTGGCCACTCGGGGGCCGCGAAAATTCGTGAAATCCACACCGCCCACTCAGGCCACTTCGTGGCCCGCTTCGCGAAAGCGGTTTGTCCGCCGGCTTCGCCGAAGCAGAGCGCCCATTAAAGGCCCCCCTTTCTCCCCCCCCCCCTACCCCCCCCCTTCATGCTATAGTCTCCGCCGCGACGAAAGAGCCCCGTCAATGGTTTACGAGCCCCAAATCTCCCAAGCCCCCGGCGGCCGAGGCGGCTCTGTCGGATACGAAGGTCGCTGGCGTTGGTGGTATTCCTCGATCTCCGACTGGATGATCCGCAATCCCGGCCGGCATATGACCGACTGCGCCGCCGAGCTACATAAGAACCTCAACACAATCACTTCTATCGTGAACACGGACCTCTTCCGCGACTACCACGCCGCGAGACGACGCGAGTTCCAGCAAGGTCATGACGATGCGATCAAATCCAAGCTCACGGCTGTTGCCGAGGCTTCGTTGGATAATATCCTGGCGACGATGGAGGCGAAAAAGGCCACGATCCCTATCGAGACCCATGTCGCGATTGCGACCTCTGTTCTCGACCGCCTCGGTTACGGACCCAACAAAACACCCTCCGTTGTCGTGAACGCGGGCGCGACCACAGACAATCGTGTCCAAGTCCTCCAGGTCAACGCCTCGACTCTCGAAGAGGCCAGAACAGCTCTACGCCGGGCCGAGCAGCTTCGTGTTGAATCCCGTCAGCGCGCCCCCATGCCTGTGATCTCGTCGTCTGGGTCTGGGGGCAGCGCGGCGGGGGAACCCCTACAAGTCCTCGAGGTCGAGGCCCTTGAGAGCTTCGTAGAAGAGTTGGAGGCATCGGGTGATTCCGTTCCTCGAGACTCTTGACGGCGGCGAGACCGTGGTGGGTTCTCGTCCCGTCGCGGTTCCACCGCCTTGGCGCTTCTTAGCACCTCAAGGTCCAGTTACTGAAGCCCGCCTAGCTCTAAAGGCGAACGAAGTGAGCGGCGCGGCGGGTGTGAGCGGCGCGGCCGCGGGGCGTGGCTTCACGCCTGCGCAGCGGAGTGGCCTCCGCTACGAGGCCAAAGTCCAGAACGCAATAAGTAATCTCTTTCCCGACTACATCCCCTCGCCGCATGTCCAATTCCTCGACTCCGCCGGCTGGCGCACCTGTATCCCGGATGGCCTTCTGTCGCTTCGCGAAGCCCTCTTCATCTTCGAGATAAAGAACCAGCACTCGCCTGAGTCGTGGTGGCAGCTCGAGAAGCTTTATCGCCCCGTCCTCCAAATCCTCTACCCCTCGAAGCGGATCTTCTGTCTTGAGGTTTGTCGTCTCTTCGATCCGGCCACCCCTTATCCGGCTGAATTTACACTCATCACCGACATCAAGGCTTGGATACAAGGTCGACCCATTGAGTCTTCTGGGTCTTCGGGCGAAGCCCGGGACCGTTTCCAGGGTTGTAGTGGCGACGGGGCGGGGCCGATCATTGGACGCTTAGGGGTTTGGGTATGGCCTTAGACCTCTCGCTCGATGGAACTGGGCCGCCGGGGATTGAAGACGCCAATAGTACCATCCCGGTCGACATGGCCGAGATCGTTAAGCTTGGGGCGGTCGATTCGGAGTTCTATGCTCGGACATTCTTCCCACAAACCTTCCGCCAGCCATCTCCACCTTTCGCCCGCGATCTGTGGGAGCCACTCGATGATCCTTCATGCAGATTGGTCAACTTACTTTGCTTCCGAGGTTCATCGAAGACAACTCGGCTTCGCGTCTTTGCGTCGAAACGTATCGCTTATGGAATCTCGCGGACGATATTCTTCGTCTCGGATGCGGAACGGAACGCTATACGATCCGTTCAATGGCTGCGGACGCAAGTCGAGCGTAATACTCTCTGGGCGAAGACATTCGGGCTTCGGCCGGGCCGGAAGTGGGAGGAGACGCAGCTAGAGATAATTCACGGCGGCTTCGGACATTCGATCTGGGTGACCTGTGCTGGTATTAATGGGTCACTTCGTGGTGTGAACTTCGACGACTATCGCCCCGATTTGATTATCGTCGACGACCCACAGACAGACGAAATGGCCGCTACGCAGGATCAACGCGAGAAGGTAAATGATCTTATCCTTGGGGCCGTTAAGAACTCGCTTGCGCCTGAAACCGATGAACCGAATGCGAAGCTCGCGATGGCCATTACACCGCAGCACGTCGAAGACGTAAGCCAGCTAGCTTTGAAAGACTCCCAATGGACATCAATGGTCTTTCCTTGTTGGACGCGAGCGACGATGGATCTTGGTATTGAGGAGCAGATTTCGATCTGGCCAGAAAGATTCACGACTTCGGTCCTTCGCGCCGACAAAAGAGCCGCGATGGCTCGGAACAAGCTCTCGATCTTTACGCGTGAATTTGAATGCCGTCTCACGACGAATGAGGAGTCGCAATTTCGGATCTCTTGGCTTAACATTCGTCAAGGTCCTGCGCCACACGGCCATTATGCCGTCCTCGGTATCGATCCGGTGCCGCCGCCGTCTGATCGTCAGATGGCAAGAGGTCTGGCGGGGAAGGATTTCGAGGCCCAGTATGTGTGGAGTCGTGTTGGCGATCAGTATCATCTCTGTGACTACGCTCGCAATCGGGGCCATGATCCATCCTGGTCCGTCAATACTGCTATGGGCCTCGCTCGTACTTGGCGGGTCGGTCGTATTATTGTTGAGACTGTCGCGTACCAGAGGGTTTTGAAATGGCTTCTCGAGCAGGAGATGCGGCGGCGAGGGATTTGGTACGCGGTTGTTCCGTTCGACTCCAGGATGAGCAAATTCGCTCGCATCACGAACGCCCTCTCGGGACTGGCCACGGCGGGTAAGTTGTGGATCGGGGCCGAGCATACGATCTTCGCGCGGCAGTTCGAGCTCTATGGACCGACCTACGGCGATATCGACGATGATCTCGATGCTTCGTCGCTCGCGCTAGCGGATATGGCGAACCCATACCTCGAGCGCTTGGATAAGTATGGGGAACTTCCGTCAGACGATTTAGAAGACATGATATACATCCAGAGGGCTCCCTAATGCCGAAATACACTTTAGCTCTGCCGAAGGAAAGTCCGCTCCATCAACGCATCTGTAAGAAGATCGAGGCGCGGATGAACCTCTCGATCCAGGAGCAGCAGAAGCGTCACGACAAATGGCAGGAAGCTGAGGAACGGACCCTCGCTTACGTTCCGGAGAATGAGCTCGACGCGGCTCGGACACGCAAGCGGGATGCGGGCGAGCCGAAGTATACGACGATCCAGATCCCTTATTCGTTTGCTGTCTTGATGAGTGCTCACACGTATTGGACAAGCGTCTTCTTCGCAAGGTCGCCGATCCATCAGTTCTCGGGCCGCCACGGCGAGGGCGAGATGCAGATCCAAGCCATGGAGGCCTTGATCTCTTACCAGGTTGATGTTGGCCAGATGATGGTGCCGTATTATATCTGGCTTTATGACTCAGGTAAGTATGGTCATGGTGTCTTGTGCTCTTACTGGGATCGACAGAAGCTACGTTATGGGTCTCTTGTTGAAATGGATGATCCGGCTTCGGGGCGTCCGGCCTTGTGGCAAGCAACACAAGAGATCGAAGGTTATCAAGGGAATTCTGTTTTCAATGTCTCGCCGTGGGACTTCTATAATGACCCACGTAAGTCGTTGAAGGAGTTTCAGAAGGGAGAGTTCTGCGCTCGTCGCATCCGGATGTCTTGGAATGATACACTCCGTCGCCAAGACCTGGGCTACTTTAACAAGAACATCGACTCGTTGAAGGACCACCACGCCACCGAGCGGTCGTCCGGGGCGATGTCGACCGTTCTCGAGCGTCCAGCTTTCGACAAGCTCTTGATTGGAGACAACGAGAAAGACGACAAGCACCCGGCGGGGTGGATTGGATTTGAGTTCTATGTTGAGCTCGTCCCGCGTGAATGGGGGCTCGGTAAGGGGTCTTATCCGGAGAAGTGGTGCTTCTCGATCACGGAAGACTTCCGTCTTATCGTCGGGGCGTCACCGATGGGATATGTGCATTGCCAGTATCCCTTTGATGTTCTTGAGAGTGAGATCGAGGGCTATGGGTCTTTTACGCGTGGTATTCCGGAAATCATGGAGCCTGTTCAGAATACCGTCGACTGGCTGGTAAATACGCACTTCTTTAACGTTCGTGCTTCGTTGAATAACCAATTCTTGGTCGATCCATCGAAGATTGTTATTAAGGATGCGCAGAACTCGGGGCCTGGATTTATCTGGCGCTTGAGGCCGGAGGCTTATGGAACCGATTTGGCGAAGATGTTTATGCAGATCCCGGTTCAGGATGTGACGCGGGCTCATATGGCGGATTTCCAAGCCATGCTTGGTGTCGGCGAGAGGACCCTCGGCATTAATGACCAGATCATGGGAAGTCTGAACACGGGGTCGGCGCGAAAGACAGCTACTGAGGTCCGGACCACGACTGGTTTCGGTGTCAATCGTCAGAAGACGATTTGCGAATTCATGAGTGCACAGGGCTTTGGACCTCACGCGCAGAAACTCGTTCAGAATTCGCAGCAGTTCTACTCGGCCGAACAGAAGTTTCGCCGCGTTGGCTCTTTTATCTACGATGCGGGCGAGGCATTCATGAGTGTGAGTCCTGCGGATATCGTGGGGTTCTTTGATCTGGTCCCGGTCGATGGAATGATGCCAATTGATCGGATGGCTCAGACGAATCTCTGGAAGGAGTTAATGGCGGGGATTCGAATGATGCCACCGCAGGTCGCGATGAGTTACGACTGGGCGAAGATCTTCGGTTGGGTCGCTATGCTAGGAGGTCTTAGGAATATTAACCAGTTTAAGGTTCAGGTCTTGCCACCGGGCGTGGCGCCCGCGGGGAATGTCGTGCCGCTTCGCGGGGTGCAACCCGCGCTTCCGGCACCCGCGGCCGAAGGCCGGAGCCCAGTTTCGTTTGGCAATTCGGCTTCCACGGCGGCTGGGCTCGACAGTTATGGAGCCCAGGAGTGATCGACAAATTTTCGGCGAAGCTGGGTCTTACGCCCGAAATGGTAAGAGAGGGTCGTAGGGCTGATAGAGAAGATCGTGAGCTTGTTGATCTACTACGTAAGCTCGTTGTGTCAATGGAGTGGATTGCGTATGTCGGTTATCTGAATAAGTTGATTGAGGAGAAGGGAGCGTTGCTTCTGTCGCCATCCTTAGGCGTGGATCAGATGGTGGTTCTGGAGGGTGAAAAGGGGGAGATGCGCGGGCTAATCAAGGCACGCGATCTGCCTTCTGTTATCATGGCCCAGGTACCGGCCCCCACCGCCGACGAAGATGAGGAAACAGAGTCATGACACTTCGAAGCCTCGATCGCTCTAGGTTCAGGTCCTTGATCTGCTTCGCCCCCGAGGGTGGAACAGGGGGTGGCAATGACGCAAGTGGTGGGACGACAGTTCCTACTTCCCCAACTCCATCTTCTCCTGCACCGTCCAGCCCGGCGGCTCCAGCGCCTTCGGGGGCGCCTTCTACACCCTCGACGCCTGCTTCGGCGAAGCCGGCGGCGGGGGGTCTGCAAGACGCGCCCCCCGATACGACTGGCCTCGGGTCTCCGTCCGATCCGTTTGACTATGACCAATTCTTCGCGGGCGATGAAAGCCTGAGCGAAGTAGGGGGCGAAGCCCCCGTGGTGCCGCCACCGGCTCAGCCGGGAACGACCCCCGCAACTCCTCCGCCTCCGGCAGGTGTAGAGCCCGCCGCGCAGCAGGCTGAGGGTGCTGCGGTAGTCGCGCCCGCGCCAACGGAGCCAGCCGCACCCCCGAGTCCGCAGACGACTGAAGCGAGGGCCGAAGGCCCGAGCTTGGATGCGTCGGAACCGGGAAGTATCCTCCGAAGTATGGTCGCGAATGAAGCGGCTTTTTTGGGGGAACTGACGAAGTCTTTCGTCTTAAGTAAGGAAGACGTCGAAGGTCTCGAGAGCGATCTGATTGGGACGGTGCCGAAGCTACTGGCCAAGGTGTATTATCAGGCCAATGTGTCGGCGCTGCAACATATCCAGCGCATCGTTCCAGCAACTATCCAACGTATGACCGCGGCAGTAGAGCGGAATGGAGCGGCCGAAAGTGAGTTCTATGGCCAGTTCCCAGACCTTAAGCCGGACGCGTCGATCAATTTTGCCGGGAAACCAACTACCGTGCGAGATTTGACGAGGCAGTATGCGGCTCTTTATCGCCGAATGCACCCGCAGGCTTCGAAGGCTGAACTGTTCGCGCATATTGGCCCCATGGTCATGATGGCAGCGCAGGTCAGGCCGTCGGCCGCGGCGGCGGGTCAACCGCCTGCACCCCCGGCTCCGCCGGTGAAGCCGCCGGGATTCGTCCCGGCACCTTCCGGTGGGGCCAGCCAACCTTCACAAGTGGAGCTGAATGTGGTCGAGGCCATGTTCTCGCATCCCGATACGTAATGAGGTGAGTTATGACCGCAGTAGCGGGGCTCCGTGGAACCGGAGACTGGGGGACGGATGAACGTCCCAAGAACTTCCGCGAAGGTATCCTTCGCTTTAATCCGAATGGGACGGCGCCGATCTTCGCCCTCACGTCGAAGGCGGGGAAGAAAAGTGTGGATGATCCGGAGTTTGCGTGGTGGAATGAAGGGAACGTCATCACGAGGCTCCAGGTCTCGGCGCAAGCCGCCGCCGGCGACACGTTGATTGTGGTTGATTCGCTCGATCCAACGGTGTCGACGCTCGGGGCTAATCTTGGAACCGCGACGAACTTGAAAGAGGGTGATCTGCTCTTTGTTGAGCCGACCGCCGACTCGGCCACGTTCAATCAAGAGTTGATCCAGGTGACGGAGGTCCTTTCCGACACGCAGTTCACTGTGCTCCGCGGAGCGGGTGGGACGACGCCGGCTACGATCGTGAACGATGCGTGGCTCACGCTGGTCGGTAGTGCGTATGCGGAAGGGACTGGCGTGCCGAGGAGTGTCACGCGGAACCCGCTCAAGTTCAAGAACTTCATCCAGATCTTCAAAGACACGTATGAGTTGACTGGGACCGCGGACAAGACCACGACTCGGACGAATAACAATTACTCCGAGGACAAGAAGCGGAAGATGTTTCAGCACTCTGCTGGGATTGAGATGTCGATCCTCTGGGGTCGACAGTCGGAGACGGCAGGGTCGAACGGGAAGCCGAAGAGGACTATGGGTGGATTGAGAGAGTTCATTCCGTCCGCGAATACGACTGTCTTCTCGTCTGCGGTCACGCCGTCGAGCTTCCTAGATGCGGTGGCGCCGGCGTTCGACTTCGACACGGGCGCGGGCGATACGAGGATTGGGTTTGCTGGGAACCAGGCTCTGATCGAACTCTCGAAGGTCTTCGCCGGCGAGTTTACCTTCAACACGAACGACGTCGTGAAGCAGTATGGGATGGACTTTGTTCAGTTCACGTTGCCGAACGGGAAGATCATGTTGAAGAGTCATCCGCTCCTTTCGCGGCATGGGCTTTGGAGGAAGTCGATGTTCCTGCTGGACTTCGACGCCGTCAAGTACGTCACGATGAAAGGGCGGCCGGACGGGAAGGCAAAAGATGACGTTCAGGCAGCCGATGAAGATGTTCGGCGTGGATTCTTCCAGACCGATACGTCTTTGATGGTCGACTACGGTGGCTTATCGATGGCGTATTTGGGGAATATCTCGGCCCTCTAGGCCGCGCAGCGCGAGCCAGCAGATGGAACTGGGATGCTTCGTCTTCGATTGCTTCTGGAGTTCATCTGCTGGTATTCTAGGCGAAAAGCTTCACGCGGCCGCAGAGCGGCTTAAGGAGATCAGACAATGTCGCATGTGAATCTTCAAGGTCAGGAGGCTCGTGGCCTGAACCTTATGAGCGGGATCAAGTTTGGGACCATAACGTGGGTTCCAGCCGACAATGCCGCTCTCGACGAGGACTCTCCGTTCTGGAACATCATGACGCCGGCGGGTGCTGTTGACGTCTTGATGCCGGCCTCGACGGAGGCACGGAAGGGCCTGGCGTTCCTCATCACGAACAACAATGGGGTGGGCGCTGTTACGCTCAAGACGAGTGCTGACGCAGTGTTCGACCCGTCCATTGTGATTGGGGATGGAGAGACGACCCTTGTCGCTTGTACTGGGTCGGCGGTAGCTGCCGATGGCTGGAAGGCTATCAGCACCGCGACCTCTGCGTAAGGGGGGCGAGGCCATGCGGACAGCGAGACTTACTCCGGGTTATGTGTTGATCGGGGCGGCGAGGTCGTTGTCGCCGGCGGTCGATGGAGGGAAGATCCTCAAATTCGATGCGCTTGCGGGGTCGATCGCGACGTTACCGAAGGCGACTGGGTCAGGGATACCGTTCAAGTTCCAGGTTGGGGTCTTGGCGACATCGAACAGTCATATCCTGAAGGTGGGGAATGCGGTCGACGTGTTCAAGGGGATTATCCTGGGGACGAGAGTGGATGTCGGGAATGCGGTGTTGGGGTTCGCGGCCGCAGCCGACTCCGATACGATTACGCTCAATCGGACTACGACTGGTTCCGTTAGTTTGAATGAGTGGCTCGAGGTCCACGATTCGGCCTCGGGTATCTGGAGTGTGCGTGGCGTTCTGAGTGCGACAGGGGCCGCATTCGCGACACCGTTTAGTGCGACGGTGTAGTGGAATGGGGTGGATGGGGGCGGGGATAAATCGAAATCCCCGCCCCCACTCCCATCTTCAAGTCTCTGCGCGAAGCGGGAGCTAAATATGACGCGGGATCAGGCCGTTGCTCGGTTTAATCAGGGTACGGGGTTCCGTGCAACGGGGCATGGACAGACGACGTTTTATGAGGCGATGTTGAGGGAGGCGCAGCGAGACCTCGAAAAGGGAAAGACGTTGCCGAGGTTTCTCCTTCAAGAGGATCAGACTCTTTCGCTCATAAGCGGAACGCATGTGGTGGCTTTGCCGACTGGGTTCTTGCGGGAGTCTGACGATACGCTTATTCGGGTCGCGATAGCGGGGTCGGATAGGCCGAGGTTCCTTAAGAGGAGGTATTTTATCCCGGCAACTGAGGCGTACACCGATGACGATAATGAGCCCGGTTTTCCGTCGGTCTATGTCATGCGGAAGTCAACGATCGATTTCATTAAAATAGCCGATCAGACCTATACGCTTACTTGGGATTATTATAAGGCCGATACGGTCCTCGATTCGAATGTGGAGAATGCGTGGCTCGCGGGTGCGGCGGAGTGGTTGATCGGCGAAGCGGGGATGAGGATCGCAGGAGCTCAGCGGGACAAGGACGCTTTGACGGTTTTCGAGTCTATGACGCAGAAGGGGAGAGCGGCGGTCTTCGGTGAAGAGATCGTGGCGGAGCTGGCGTCGGGGCCGCTCCAAATGGGAGCAAACAACTAATGGGCCTCGAGGCAGCAACCTTTATTGACGATCTTGTCGTCACGAATCCGGTTAATACGGATACGAAGTCGCAGGGTGACGACCATCTGCGTTTGCTTAAGACGGTTCTGAAGAACTCCATCAAGCGGGTCACGAGGGCTTTTTATGTGCCGGGGACGGTTGCGAAGTCGGGAAATTATACGGTCTTGGCTGCCGATGACAATAAGACCATTGTCTGTGATACGACAGCGGCCTTTACCTTGACGCTTCCGGCGTTAGCCGCGGGTGATGCAGGGTGGTGCGTCTATGTGCTTAAAACGACGACTGATGCCAATCCGGTCTGGATCGCGCCGCCGTCTGGTACGATCAATGGTCATACGAAGGTGCGTCGGTCGGTTCTCGGTTATATAACGAAGGTTCTCTGGACGGGGTCGGTGTTTAGTGCTTCGCGAAGCGGGGCGCCGGTGGGATCGGTGCTCGATTTCTTCGGAACAACATTGCCTCCAGGACATCTTTGGGCTGACGGTCTAACGTTTACGGCGGCGGACTTCGTTGAACTTAATACGGCTTTAGGTGGGAATACGAAGCCAGATGTTCAGGGTCGGGTTGTGGCTGGTCGGGATGATATGAGCGGAACGTCACAGAACCGATTGACTGGATTGAGTGGTGGCGTAAACGGTGATACGCTCGGAGCGGCGGGCGGCTTGGAAAGCCACACGCTCACCGAGGCACAGATGCCAGTGCATGATCACGACAACTTCTTGAGTGATCCTGGCCACAATCACTCGTATTCAATGGGGAATAATACTCTTGGCGGCAACACCCAACCCCCGCAAACTGGTTTGGCAAACCAGACCAGCGGAGCCGTAATTACGAATACCACCGGCATCACAATCACTAACGTAGTGACTGGTGGTGGTGGAGCACACAACAATGTGCAGCCAACGATTATCGCGAATAAGATTCTTGTGGCGGAGTAGGTCTTGTGAGGTCGAACCTTGAAGATAATAGTGCTAGAGATCTTCGGGTCCATGGGGCGAAGTACTCCACTACCACTCTTACTATTTCGGCTGTCTATCGTCTTACGGAAGAGTCTACTATCTACCAGTTCATCAATGGTGGGGCAAGTAGTCGGACGATTTTCCTCCCTGAGATTGATCCGCTCGGGGGTCAGCAGTTCTGGATTGTGAATATAGGATTGACTAACTCTTTGAATGTGGTAGATGCGAATGGGTCCGCGGTAGGGGATGTTACTGCTAATAGTTCGGGAGTGTTCTTTTCTTCGCGAAGCGCGTGGGCATTCTTCACGAGCGCGCTTGGTATTGGGTCGGGTGATGTGGTTGGGCCAGCGAGCGCGGTCAATAATAATCTTGTGGCTTTTGATGGGGGGACTGGGAAGCTTATAAAGGATTCTGGGATTGCCGCGGGTAGTTTTGGGACGTTCTTGGCTCTGACGGATACGCCGGATAGTTATGTAGGTCATGCGCTTAAGGTTGTTCGGGTTAATGCGGGGGAAACGGGGTTAGAGTTTGTAACTGGTGGCGGCGGCGGTAATGCATTCGGTACTATTGCGGTAAGTGGTCAATCAGATGTGGTGGCGGATGCCGCCTCGGATATTCTGACCCTGGTCGCTGGCACGAACATCACCATCACGACAAACGTTGGGACCGATACGATCACTATTAATGCAAGTGGTGTTGGTGGTTATACGAATGAAGAAGCCCAGGATGCTGTTGGAACGATCCTTGTCGATAGCACCACGATTGACTTCACCTATGATGACGGCACGCCGTCGATCACGGCCGCGTTAATCCCCGGTGGCATAACGTCGCTCGCCAACCTTGTCACCGTCCAGGGTCGCACGGTTACGTTGGCTGATGCTGGTGCTGATGCGGTGCTTGGTTGGGACGATAGTGCGAGCGCTTACCAGAACCTTTCAGCTGCCGATGTGCGTGCTGCTCTGGGGCTGGCCACGACGGATAGCCCGCAGTTTACCGCTCTCAATGTTGGAGCGGCGACTGATACAACTATTGCCCGGGTTTCGGCTGGTGTCATCTCCGTTGAGGGTGTGACGATCCTAACGACTGCGACCGGGCAGCCACTTGATGCTGATCTAACCTCCTGGGCCGCGATCACTCGTGCGGCAGGCTTTGATACATTTGTCGTTACGCCGTCGTCGGCTAATTTGGCGGCACTCGTCACCGGCGAGACGGGCACAGGTGCGCTGGTCTTTGCAACCTCTCCAGGCTTCACTACAGCGGCTAACCCGGTCAGCAATGATGGTGCTGCGCTTGGTACGACTGCGTTGGGTTGGTCGGACCTCCATCTTGCTACAGGCGGGGTTATTAATTGGGCCAGCGGTGAGGTCACGATTACCGAAACTGACGCTAATACTCTGACTGTTGCAGGCGCGTCGAGTGTTAGTATCGGCACCGCAAATGCCTTTGTCACTGGAACGATCGAGTTGGGCGCGGCGACCGATACCACGCTGGCGCGCGTTTCTGCGGGTGTCGTCTCGATTGAGGGTGTGACGGTCCTGACGACAGCGACGGGGCAGCCGCTCGACGCAGACTTGACTTCCTGGGCTGCGATTACGCGTGCCGCGGGCTTCGATACGTTTGTCGCAACACCCTCTAGTGCAAACCTTGCCGCATTGGTGACCGGTGAGACGGGCAGCGGTGCATTGGTCTTCGGTACGTCACCGACATTCACCACTGACATAACCGCGCCGTTGATTAGTGGCGGGGCCGCCGCGGGCTCTACCCTGACGCTGCAGAGCACTTCCGGTGCCGGAACGACAGACCTGATTGCCTTTCGCACAGCCTCGCAAGTCGAGCGCCTGCGCATCAACAACGCTGGCGTACTGAATGTCCCGGACCCCGGCATATTGATCCTCGGCCACACAGGGGGAACTGGATCGTTCACCGCCTCCCGTCTGCAGATAAATGGCATTGATGTTAGCGGCGCTTCTCAGCAGTCGATCGCTTGGTCGAATGATGCCACAGGCTTCTTGCATATTATTGGAAAGTCTCGCGGGGGCGTTGTAGGCACTCAAACCATTGTCCAGGACGGCGACGATGTTGGCTATATTTCCTTCCGTGGCTCTGGTGGCACGTTCTTCCGCACCGCTGCTGAAATCCAAGTGTCGATTGACGGCACCCCCGGCGCCAGCGATATGCCGGGGCGGCTCGTCTTTTCGACGACGCCTGACGGTTCGACATCTCCTGTCGAGCGCCTGCGCATCGACAGCGCCGGTAAGCTCAACATTGCAGGCGCTACAAGCAACTTCGCGCTTAACGCTACCAATGTGCTGAGTGCCAACACGCCCCGCGTCCAGATTTGGAATGACGATGACACTGCCACCGTCCCGTTCCATTTCGCTTCCTCGGGCACGGCCCCTCCGATAGTCTTCAGTCGAACGGGTGGGGCTACTCCAAGTACGCACGGAGTAATAGGTAGCGGAGGATTATCTGTTGGCCGCCTCTTGTTCCTTGGGTCCGATGGTACGGACTTCGGTGAGATGGCTATGATCCGGTGCGCCACGTCTGAGGCAACAGCTTCTGGCAGCACCCCTGGCGATTTGTGGTTCTATACCACTCCAAGCGGCAGCAAAGTTGCGCTTGCAAGATTGCTTATTTCTCAGGATGGCTCTTCTCACTTCCTTACCGAAGACGCCGCCACCAACACTGTCACGCGTGTGATGAATATCAGTCATACGACGACTGGCACCGCTGCCGCTGGGTTTGGGAGTGGCATTTCATACGTAAGCGAGAATGCCGCCGGGTCTACGGAGATTATCGGCGCGACTGAGGTTTTATACACTGATCCCACAGATGGCTCTGAGGATGCCGATTTTCGTGTCTTGTTGTCTGCCGCTGGCGCGGCCGTTGCGGAAAAGTTCCGCGTCGTCTCGGACGGCACGATCAACATCAACTCGATCAAACACACCGCAAGCGATGCTGGTTTCGATGCGCTGTATGGTTGGGACGATAGTGCCGGCACCTACAAGTCGCTGCTCTTAGCCGACATTGGCACCGAAGGTGCTCCTGCGGCAGGCGACTTCCTCTACCTGATTGGAGCCGAAGGCGACTTGCGTAAGGTGAATTGGTCGAGCCTTCCGGGTGCTGGTGGCGGCATCTCGAACGTCGTCGAGGATACAACGCCACAGCTTGGTGGCGATCTCGACGCCAATACTTTTGCGATCAACGGCATCACTGAGTTTAACAATCTTGGTGTCTCGTTCGCAGACGAAGCTCTCGATGTGCTGTGGGGCTGGGACGATAGCACTAGTACTTACAAGAATATGACAAACGCTGTCATCGCGACAGAGGGGGCGCCGGCCGCTGGCGACTTCTTGTTGCTGATGGGGGCGGAGGGCGATCTTCGGAAGGTGAACTGGTCTTCGCTGCCGGCTGGTGGCTCTCCAGGCGGTGCGGATGGTGACATCCAGTATCGAATAGATGGATCGACCTTTGGCGGTTCGCCGCTGAAACGTGTTGATGCTAACACACTTGAACAACGTAACAGTACTACTGCACAGTCTCACTTCATCTACAACACGTTTACAGACACCTCAAACTACGAGCGTATCGAACTGTCGTGGGTTTCCAACCTCTTCGAGATTGAGGCAGTGGCGCTTGGCACCGGTACTCAGCGCAACATTCGGCTGAAGGCTGGCGGCGGCAATCTGGACATCTCCAGTTTCAACGCCACTTGTAATCTTCAACTGAATATGAACACCAATCCGATTGATCTCGGAAACAGCGATACTCTTATCCTACGGAGTGCTGCTGGCTTGATGCGGCTCGAAGGCATTGACGCCGCTACTAACGGCGTCACACCACTGCTTCGGCTGCGTCACAGCACGACTGGTACGGCGGCAGCGGGCATTGGCCTCTCACTTCAATTTGAGCAGGATACCGGCTCTGACAACTACGAGATTGGCGCCACCATCGAGGCCGTGACGACCGACGTGACCTCCACATCGGAGGACTTCGATCTCGTCTTCAAGACGATGGTAGCGGGGGCTGCGGCCGCGGAGCGGGCGCGTATTGGAGGGGCGGATGGCAGTCTGACGCTAAACTCCGCAAGCAACGGTACCACTATTACGATCACTGGCTCTGACCGCAGCGGTGTTCTTGGGCTGAATGGTGCAGGGAATGGCCTAGCGGTGCTCTCTCGTTTTGACATTCAAAACGCTGGCGGCACCTCGGTTATTCGCTTCGTTGAGGGAAATATCAGTGGCGGAGGTCTCGTCTTTGAGCAGATCGCCCAAGGCAACCTGCGTCTTGAAGGGACCACGGCAGCTACGAACGCAGTAGAGCCGTTGCTTCGGCTGCGCCACACCACCTCTGGCACGCCGGCGTCTGGCATCGGCCTCAGCATCGGATTTGAACAGGAGACGGCCAGCGGAAACTACGAGGTCGGCGCTACTATTACTGCGATCACGACCGACGTTGGTTCTGGTACAGAAGACTTCGACATCACCATCAGCACAATGGCCGCTGGTGCCGCCGCGGCCGAGCGCCTGCGCATCGGCAGTCTTGGTGTCAACCCCTCCGTCAGGATCATCGAGAACGAGGTCATCCTTACCGATGGTGCCAACGTCACGTTGGACAGCTCACTCGGTAATACCTTCAAGTTGGTCGCGGCAGGCAGCCGCACAATAGACGCGCCGACAAACAAGCCCGCCAGCGGCAAGGTGGAGAAGATCGTTATCATGCATGAGGCGTCGGGAGCTGACCGAACGCTGACTCTTACGACAGGCTCGGCTGGAGCGTTTCGTTTTGGCACAGACATCACAGCGCTCACGGCCACGACCAACAACGATGCTGATGACCGCTGGGATGTGGTCTCGTATACGAAGGGCTTCTGAGAATGGTCTTCGCAGACAAAGGTACGATCGGGGCTACAGGCAGCAGCGGCAACAACCAGGCGACTCTGGCTCTGACTACGGCCACGACCAACATTGCCGCGGGCGATCTTGTCGTGCTTGTGATCGCGGACGACAATATCGCGACGGCGGATGGTGCTGACAACGTAGTCGCTAGCATCAGTGACACGACTGCCAACGTCTACCAACGGGCGGCCAGCTTCACTAATGGTCAGGGTGCATCGCAGGCGGGAGCTACAGTGGATATCTGGTACTGTAACGCGACGGTAGCGCGTAATACTGGATCGGTTATCACTACCACTTTCACTAATGCAACGCTCTCGGATGCTACGGGGGTCACTGGCCGTGCCTTCACCAAGGCCGGCGGCTTCAACGCAGCTTTGGAGGGGACTAACTCCCCCGCAACGCTGGCCAACGACGCAGCAGACCCCGGTGCATTAGACTATACTTCTGCGAACATCGAGTGTTTGCGCGTCCGGGGTATCGCCGCTGAAGTAGGTAACAATACGAATCTAACTGCTACCGCTTCATGGACGGCTTGGGCAAATGGTAATAGTGCCACCACCGGTACAACTGCCGAAATGTGTGCGCGAGCCGAACATCGCATCCTTACAGCTACTACAGCGTCTAGTAATCCTACTTATGTCGCGGCTGACTGTGCCTCTGCGTATGTAGCGTTCAAAGAGGTGGCTGTGCCACAGGCGGGTCCACGTGGAGCTTTTATCTGGTTGTAATGGAGGACTGAAATGAAACTTTCATATCGTGACGCGCAGCGGCTTCTCGTTGGTCTTCGGAAGATCGATGAAGCTGACGAGACGAAGTTAGATGGTGAGGTGCGGCTCAAGATCGGGATTAATATCAATAGGTTGCAGCCGCATATTAAGGTTTTCGAGCGTGAGGTGCAGCGTATTCAGCGTGAGCTTCATAATGGAAAGGGGCCTGACCCGTCAAAGATGACAGAAGCTGAGGAGGAATTGCAAAGATTGTCCGATACGGAAGATGATTATAAATTGAAGAAGATCGATACGGGAGACTTGAAGCTGTCGTCGAATACGAAGATCAAAGCGGACACGCTGGCGCAAATAGCGCCTGTGCTTCGGAAGTTCGACGATACGTTGTCGGACGAGGATTAGAGTCGGACGAGGATTAGAAAAGGTTCTTCGATGCCTTGGTGGGGTCCGGATGAAAGAGGAAGGGTCGCGAAGAGCCTTCGCGTCCTCTACGATCAAATCGACCAGGCGTTTCCTGGACGAAA